TCGCTCGGCCTGCGCGCCAAAATTGACGAGCAGACAGGATGGCACAAAACCCTGTCCAACGTGGGCGTGAACGGTGTCACCGGCATTTCCGCAGATGTGTTCTGGGATCTGCAGGACCCTGCAACCGATGCCGGACTGCTGAACCAGAACGACGTCACCACACTTATCCGCAAAGACGGCTTCCGATTTTGGGGTTCCCGTTGCCTCAGTGACGATCCGTTGTTTGCTTTTGAAAACTATACGCGCACAGCGCAGGTGCTGGCTGACACCATCGCAGAGGGGCACATGTGGGCGGTTGATAAACCACTTAACCCGTCACTCGCTCGCGACATCATCGAAGGTATCCGCGCCAAGCTCCGCAGCCTGGTGAATCAGGGGTATCTCATCGGGGCTGACTGCTGGCTGGATGAGTCCGTGAACGATAAAGACTCCCTGAAAGCAGGAAAACTCACCATCGACTACGACTACACGCCGGTGCCACCGCTTGAAAACCTGATGCTGCGCCAGCGCATCACCGATCGCTACCTGGTCGATTTTGCCAGCCGCGTCGCTGCATAAGGGGGAATCATGGCTTTACCACGCAAGTTAAAACACCTGAACCTGTTCAACGATGGGAACAACTGGCAGGGGATCGTTGAGTCTCTGACCCTGCCGAAATTTACCCGCAAGTTTGAGAAGTATCGCGGCGGCGGTATGCCGGGCGCGGTGGACGTGGACATGGGGCTGGATGACGGTGCACTGGACACGGAATTTTCAATCGGCGGCACCGAACTGCTGTTATTCAAGCAGATGGGCAAGGCAACCGTTGACGGAATCCAACTGCGTTTCACCGGCTCCATTCAGCGTGACGATACAGGCGAAGTGCAGGCCGTTGAGCTGGTTGTGCGCGGGCGTCATAAAGAAGTGGATTCCGGCGAGTGGAAAACCGGCGAGAGCAGCACCACCAAGGTCAGCAGCACCAACAGCTACGCGAAGCTGACCATTAACGGCGAAGTGCTCTATGAGGTCGATCTGGTCAACATGGTTGAAATCGTTGACGGCGTGGACCTGATGGAAGCACACCGCAACGCCCTCGGCCTCTGATTAACCTTAACGGCGCGGGCAGCCGCGCCAGTATTTCATTAACTGGAAACGAACATGAGCGACAAGCTGACTGAAAGGACCGTGCAACTGGATACCCCGATCAAGCGCGGTAAAACTGAAATCACCGAAATTGTGCTGCGCAAACCGCAGTCCGGCGCACTGCGCGGGACACGCCTGCAGGCAATCATGGATATGGATGTGGGCGCGATGATGACCGTCATCCCGCGTATCTCCACCCCGACGCTGACCGCGCAGGAAATGGCAGAGCTGGACCCCGCCGATCTCACCGCGTTGTCGGTGGAGGTGGTGACTTTTTTGTTGAAGAAGTCGGTGCTTGCCGGTTTACCGACAGCCTGACGGTTGATGATCTGGTGGCAGACATTGCCACCATTTTTCACTGGTCGCCGTCCATCACTGACGTTATGCCGCTGACTGATGTGCTGGAGTGGCGGTACAAAGCGATTCAGAGAAGCGGGGCCAGCGATGAGTGACAATAACCTGCGTCTGCAGGTGATTCTGAATGCGGTTGATAAAATCACCCGTCCATTTCGATCCGCGCAGACCAGCTCAAAAGAGCTGGCTGCCGCTATCCAGCAAAGCCGTACCCGGCTGAAAGAATTAGATACGCAGGCGGGTAAGATTGACGGTTTCCGCAAAGCCAGTACGCAACTGGCTGTCACGGGCAACAGCCTGAAAGCCGCACGTGAAGAAGCGGCAAAACTCGCCACGCAGTTTTCCGCTACTAACCGCCCGACGGCGGCACAGGCCAGACTGCTTGAGCAGGCAAAAAGCCGTGTCACTGAGCTGCAGAGTAAATATAACGGCCTTCGCCAGTCCGTACAGCGTCAGCGTCTGGCGCTGAATGAAGCCGGGCTGGACACAAAGAAACTCAGCAGTGCGCAGCGGGAACTGCGACAGAATGCTGATGAAACAAGACAGGCGCTGGACCGTCAGCAGAAATCCCTGAAACGTCTGGGTGAACAGCAGGCCAGAATGAATGCTGCCCGTGATCAATATTCCAGAAGTCTGGAGACGCGTGATCGTATTGCGGGTGCCGGAGCAACCACCACCGCAGCAGGTGTGGCGATGGGGGCACCGGTTATGGCTGCAGTGAAAAGCTATTCCAGTATGGAAGATGCCATGAAAGGTGTGGCAAAACAGATGAATGGCCTTCGTGATGATAACGGCAACCGTACCAGACATTATTATGACATGCAGGATTCCATTAAGGCTGCCAGCGAAGATTTGCCGATGGAAAACGGTGCAATAGATTACGCCGCGCTGGTTGAGGGAGGCGCACGCATGGGCGTGACCAACCAGGACGATCCTTACGAGGACCAGAAACGTGACCTGCTGGCCTTTGCATCCACGGCGGCAAAAGCCGCAACGGCCTTTGAGCTGCCCGCTGATGAACTGGCGGAAGGGCTGGGGAAAATTGCACAACTGTATAAGGTGCCAACCCGCAATATTGAACAACTGGGCGATGCACTGAACTACCTGGACGATAACGCCATGTCAAAGGGCGGGGATATCATCGACGTGCTGCAGCGTATGGGCGGCGTGGCTGATCGCCTGGACTATCGCAAAGCGGCAGCTCTTGGTTCCACATTCCTGTCTCTTGGTGCTGCACCGGAAATAGCTGCCAGTGCCTCTAATGCTATGGTGCGTGAACTGTCCATTGCGACAATGCAGAGCAAGCGCTTCTTTGAGGGCATGGATCTGCTGAAACTTAATCCGGCAGAGATTGAAAAGCAGATGACCACCGATGCCATGGGCACTATTCAGCGCGTTCTGGAGAAGGTCAACAATCTGCCGCAGGATAAACGCCTGTCAGCGATGACGATGATTTTTGGCAAAGAGTTTGGCGATGATGCAGCAAAACTGGCTAACAACCTGCCGGAGCTGCAGCGCCAACTGAAACTCACATCCGGCAGTAACGCAAACGGCTCCATGCAGAAAGAATCGGACATTAACAAAGATTCATTGTCTGCTCAGTGGTTGCTGGTTAAGACGGGCGCGCAAAACGCTTTCAGTAGTCTGGGCGAAACGCTGCGTGAGCCTCTGATGGCGATCATGGGAACGGTAAAGCAGGTCACGGGAATATTCCGCCGCTGGGTTGAGGAAAACCCGAAGCTGGCAGGTGGGTTGCTGAAAGTTGTTGCGGGCATTGCCTCTGTTGCAGCGGTGCTGGGGACAATGATGCTGGCAGTGTCGGCGGTGCTTGGCCCTCTTGCACTGATGCGCCTGCAGTTCTCTGTCCTGGGTATCAAAGGAGGAAGCGCCTTTGGTCTGATCAGCAAGGCCATCGGCAGTGTTGGTAAGGGGATTATGTGGCTGGGCCGCCTGATGTTCGCAAACCCAATACTGGCTGTGATTGGCCTGATTGCGATGGGGGCAGTCTATATCTGGCAGAACTGGGACACGCTGGGACCGAAGTTCAAAGCTATGTGGGATGCAGTTTGCGCTGCCACGACTGCAGCGTGGGAATGGATTAAACAGGCTGTCAGCAATGCCTGGGAAGGTATCAAATTTCTGTTCTTCAACTACACCCTGCCGGGGTTGATTGCCAAAAACTGGGACGCCATCAGGGCCGGAGTGTCTGAAGCATGGGCCAGTATCAGACAGACCATCAGTGATAAATGGAATGCGATTCTGGCTGATGTTGCGACGCTCCCGGCAAAATTCCAGGCGATGGGGAGCGCAATCATTGACAGTATTCTGGACGGGATTAACGCCAGATGGGAGGCGCTCAAAAGCAAGATTTCCTCTGTTACCGATTATCTGCCTGACTGGATGACCGGTAATAACATGTCGGGCAAAACACAGATACAGATAACGGGTGGCGCTGCTGCTGTTTCTTATGCTGGCATGTACGACAGCGGCGGCGTTATTCCGCATGGGCAGTTTGGCATCGTGGGCGAGAATGGTCCGGAGATTGTGAACGGTCCGGCAAATGTAACCAGCCGGCGGCGTACTGCAGCACTGGCTTCCATTGTTGCCGGAGTCATGGGGGGTGCTGCAACACCGGCAGAGGCATCACCGCTTCATCCGTTCAGCCTCCCGGCGCGGGCATACCAGACGCAGTCCGCTAAGACAGATATCCAACCCTCAGTTATCCGCTATGAGATAAACGCGCCCATTCATATCACTGCCCAGCCGGGGCAGTGTGCGCAGGATATTGCGCGCGAAGTGGCGCGGCAGCTTGATGAGCGCGAGCGCAAAGCCAGGGCTAAAGCACGCAGTAATTTCAGCGATCAAGGGGGATATGAATCATGATGATGGTGCTGGGGTTATATGTCTTCATGTTGCGTACCGTGCCGTATCAGGAGCTGCAGTATCAGCGCAGCTGGCGACACGCAACCAACAGCCGGGTGAACCGGCGACCATCAACTCAGTTTCTTGGCCCGGATAATGACTCGCTGACATTATCTGGTGTACTGCTGCCGGAGGTCACTGGGGGCAGACTATCATTGCTGGCTCTGGAATTGATGGCAGAGCAGGGTAAAGCCTGGCCTCTGATTGAAGGAAGTGGAACCATTTACGGTATGTTTGTGATCGAGAGCCTGAATCAGACAAAAACGGAATTTTTTGAAAGCGGAATGCCGCGCCGTATTGAGTTTACGCTGACCCTGAAAAGGGTTGATGAGTCCCTGTCTGATATGTTCGGCAGTCTCAGCGATCAGCTCAGTAACCTGCAGGACTCTGCAACGGCAGCGATAGGTAATATTAAAAATACGGTTGGAGGGTTGCTGCAGTGAATTTTAGCTCTGATCTTTTTAACCTGAACAGCAAAAGCCCGGCTTTCAGTATCACCATTGAAGGTAAGGATGTGACTGCCACGCTGGATGCGCGTCTGATGAGTCTGACGCTCACCGATAACCGGGGTTTTGAGGCTGACCAGCTTGATCTGGAGCTGGACGACGCCGACAGGCAGATCGTTCTGCCGCGACGTGGTGCCGTTATTCATCTGGCGCTGGGGTGGAAAGGGCAACCGCTTTTCCCAAAGGGGGCTTTCACTGTAGACGAGATTGAGCACAGCGGTGCACCTGACCGACTGACTATCCGGGCGCGTAGCGCAGATTTTCGTGAAACCCTCAATACACGCCGCGAAAAATCATGGCATCAGACAACGGTGGGGGAGGTAGTAAAGGAAATCGCCGCCCGTCATAACCTCAAAATGGCGTTGGGTAAAGACCTGACGGACAAGGCGCTGGATCACATGGACCAGACCAATGAAAGCGATGCCAGTTTCCTGATGAAGCTGGCGCGCCAGTATGGGGCGATTGCTTCCGTTAAGGATGGAAACCTGTTGTTTATCCGGCAGGGGCAGGGAAGGACGGCGAGCGGTAAGCCGCTGCCGGTAATCACCATTGAGCGTAAGACCGGTGACGGTCATCGTTTTACCCTGGCTGATCGTGGTGCGTATACGGGCGTTATTGCCAGTTGGCTGCATACGCGGGAGCCAGCAAAGAAGGAAACCACGAGTGTTAAGCGCCGGAAGAAAACCACGACAGCAAAGGAGCCGGAGGCAAAACAGGGGGATTATCTGGTCGGCACGGATGAAAACGTGCTGGTACTCAACCGGACCTATGCCAACCGGGCTAACGCTGAACGGGCCGCCAAAATGCAATGGGAGCGGCTGCAGCGCGGTGTGGCCTCCTTCTCCCTGCAACTGGCGGAAGGCCGGGCCGATCTCTACACGGAAATGCCCGTGAAGGTGAGCGGTTTTAAGCAGCCCATAGATGAAGCGGAATGGACGATCACCACGCTCACGCACACGGTCAGCGCTGACAATGGTTTCACAACCAGCATTGAGTTTGAGGTGAAAATAGATGAGTTCGCAATCGAATGATTAGTTCCAAATTGCGAACAATGATGTATCATTATTGCGAGCTGGTTAATAATGAGGGCTGATTATTATGATGAATTGTCCTATGTGCGGACAGGCGGCACATACCCGAAGCAGCTTCCAGGTTTCCAATGAAACCAAAGAACGCTACAACCAGTGCACTAACATCGAATGCGGGCATACCTTCGTGACGCATGAGACATTTGTACGGTCCGTATGCCGTCCGCAAAAAATCAGTTCGGCACCCCCTCATCCAAAAGGTATGCAGGAGCAATTTGCATACTAGAATGTTTATAGTTTTCCAACTCCAGCCTAAGTTTTCCTAGGCTGGAGTTGGCATTTACCAGATTCGCAAAATATGTTAAAAATATGTACTTTTAGCAACCAATCCTTCCTCACGCATTTGGGCTATAAAATACACACCGTCATCAATAAGATGGCTTCCATCATCCATCTTTTCTGAATACTCGTCCGCTGCGCAAATTGGCTCGTTTATTTCCTGTCGATGTAATCGAAGGCATTCTCTCCCTATCCCCAATCTTTTGCATTTGTCGAGGCTAAGGTCTGTGATGTAGTAATAATCAGGTATTGGATAATCATTTTGGATCAAGTCAAGGCGAATGTGACCCATTTTTTTTCCGTTCAATTTAACTTCAATGTACTCGTCGTCAAGATCAATCTGATACGTATTTCCATCTTTAGCTACAAAGTTATGAGTGCACATAGCGCCGCCTTAATTAAAAAACTCTTGAAATTAATGCCTTATCTAACCCTAAGATCAATATCACTTTTCAGAGCGCTCATCCAAGAGATTTAGCTTAGGAACTTGATTTTGTGAGGTTTTTTAGCTGAAGTAAAATCAACAATTCATAAAATTTGCTGAGGCTCGTACAGAAAGATAGCTGTAGGACTTCAAATGCGCTGCCGCCATTTTGTCGCCATCAAGCTTAAAGGTGGTGTGCAAGTGTTTGATATTGAAGGGTATGAATTTCAGGCAACAAAAAACCCATCAACCTTGAACCAAAACGGCGGGGTTGATGGGCTCCACAAATTGGGGACATCAAAGAAAAGCAGTGGCAATAGTTATGACTGACACCTTGAGGAAAAGTTCTACGTATCTGCAAAAAATTTTCACTTAAGGGGCAACTTCAGTTTTATCCTAAGCTTGGCCAGATGATGATGATGAGTGTCCCTGCCAGCGTCAGCAGCACGTTGGCTATCGCATAGGTGCCTGCGTAACCGAGCGCCGGGATGTTGCTGCGCGCGGTATCGCTGATGATTTCCATCGCTGGTGCACAGGTACGTGCTCCCATCATGGCACCAAAAAGAAGTGCCCGGTTCATGCGCAGAACATAGGCACCGAACAGGAAGCAAATGATCACTGGCACCAGACTGACGATCAGCCCGGCAATCAGCATTTGGCCGCCGATCGCTCCTAAACCATGACCAATGCCGCTGCCCGCGCTCAGGCCAACGCCCGCCATGAAGACCATCAGGCCGAACTCTTTCACCATATTCAGTGCGCCCTGTGGGATGTAACCAAACGTAGGATGGTTCGCTCGCAGGAAGCCCAGCATGATCCCGGCGAACAGCAACCCTGCCGCATTACCGATGCCGAAACTGAAGTTGCTGAACTGGAAGGTGATCATGCCGATCATCAGACCAATAATGAAGAATGCACAAAAGGCCAGCAGATCGGTCACCTGGCTGTGAATCGAGATAAAGCCGATGCGGTCTGCGATCGTTTTCACGCGACGCGCATCACCGCTGACCTGCAATACGTCGCCTTTGTTGAGTACCACGTTGTCATCAATTGGCATTTCAATCTGCGAACGAATCACGCGGTTCAGGAAGCAGCCGTGGTCGGTGAGCTTCAGTTGAGCAAGCCGGCGTCCCACCGCGTTGTGGTTTTTCACTACGATCTCTTCCGTGACGATCCGCATGTCGAGCAGGTCACGGTCGAAAACCTCTTTGCCGTTACGAAAGCTGGGGTCGAGACGGGCATGAGCATCCGGATAGCCGACAAGCGCAATCTCATCGCCCATCTGCAATACCGCATCGCCGTCCGGGTTTGCCAGAATGCCGTTGCGACGGATGCGTTCAATGTAGCAACCGGTCGCGCGGTAAATGCCGAGCTCACGCAGGTTTTTCCCGTCAGTCCAGGCCACCAGTTCAGGGCCGACACGGTAAGCGCGAATGACCGGCAGATATACCTTCCGGTTCGTGTCAGTGTCCAGACCGCGTTCACGGGCAATCTGTTGGGCGCTGGTTTGCAGATCCTGATGCTGCAATTTAGGCAGATAACGTGCGCCGACAATCAGACTGACCAGTCCGATCAGGTAAGTCAGCGCGTAGCCCAGACTCAGGTTATCCAGCGCCCTGGAAAGCTGCGCACTCTCCATCCCAAAATGGCGTAGCGTATCGCCAGCACCGACCAGAACCGGAGTAGACGTCATTGAGCCGGCCAGCATACCAGCCGTAAGGCCGATGTCCCAGCCGAATAGCTTACCCAGACCCAGGGCGATCAGCAGCGCACTGCCGACCATCACCAGAGCCAGCATCAGGTAATTTTTCCCATCCCGAAAAAAAATGGAAAAAAAGTTAGGACCCGCCTCGACGCCGACACAAAAAATAAACAGCATGAAGCCCAAATTCAGTGCGTCAGTGTTAATACTGAAATGCTGTTGCCCTAATAAGAGAGAGACGACCAAAACGCCAATGGAATTACCCAGTTGGACAGAACCCAGTCGCAATTTACCGAGACACAGGCCAAGAGCCAGTACAACAAATAATAACAGGATGTAATTCCCATTTAACAAATCGGCGACGTTTATATTCACGGAGACTAACTTCTTGTTTACGAGTAAGCTGTTGAAAGAAATGGTTATTTAGGCTACTGTTTTTGCCATCAATTAAGGGGATTGTGACATATTCACACCCTGAATATAAGCAACACAACAATATATTTGGTTAGTTTAATCTCATTACGTATCAACGGCTATAAGAATCGTGTTGGCGTATTTTAGCACGGAATGCTGAACGGCTTTATCTGACTGGACGCCACTGGCGAAAAGTGTGTTCGATAGAGACAGTGTCAGGAGAAATGATTGAAATATAAACATGGTTGGGTAGGCGCGGTCTGCTGCTTTGTGCTCTTTGTGGTTGTCTGTCTTTTTCTGACGATGAACATGAAAGGGGCATTTCGCGCCGCCGGGCATCCAGAAATGGGACTACTGTTTTTTACGCTGCCAGGCGCGGTGGCCAGTTTTTGCTCTCATCGTCGTGAGGTGATCAAACCGCTCCTCGGTGCGATGCTTGCAGCACCTTGTTGTTTGCTGCTGACGCGTCTTTTCTTCACGCCCACTCGCTCGTTATGGCAGGAGATGGCGTGGTTATTCAGCGCGGTGTTCTGGTGCGCGTTGGGGGCCTTGTGCTTCCTGTTCATCAGCAGTCTGTTCAGACCGCGACAGCGTTAAGATCACAAACGCCCTCTCTGGAGGGCGTTTGTGTATCGGTCATCGCGGTTAAGCAAACAGGTTCAGATTCTCTTTCGCCCAGGCTTCAAAATCGGTGCAACCGCCAATGTGCTTCTGATCAACAAAAATCTGCGGCACGGTCTCAACCGGTTTGCCTACGGTCTTTTCCAGATCCGCTTTGGTAATGCCTTCCGCGTGGATGTCGATGTAGCGATAGTTGAAATCTTCGCGCTCGTTGCTCAGTTTCTCTGCCAGCTCTTTTGCACGGACACAGTAAGGGCAACCCGGGCGACCAAAAATAACGGTGAACATTGTAGTCTCTCTCCTCGAACTCAAAGCCTGACGGCGAATGACTGCTATGATGACGCCAATCGTCAGTCTTGAACAGTAGGTTGCACCTTTTACTTTGATACATTTAGTCTATATCTGTTAAACACATTCACGCTGAACGCCTTACACTATGTCTCACAAAAGAGGGCTTCCTGTGCGTACGATGGGCGCATTACCGAAAAGTGTATTGATTCTTGAAATGGTGGGGATGGTGCTTTTGGCGCTGGCTTTGCTGTCGCTGAATCACTACCTGACGCTTCCCGCACCTTTTAACACCTCGCTCGCGGTCGTCGCCATGCTTTTTCTGGGCGTACTGTTAATGATCCCCGCCGCGCTGGTGTTCGTCTGGCAAGTTGCGCAGCGGCTGGCGCCACAGTTGATGAAGCCCCCATCCGATTCATCCCATTCAGACAGAGAAAAAAAGAATGACTCCAACCATTAACCTTCTGCGTCGCCATCGTTCGATTCGTCATTACACCGATCAACCGATTACGTCTGAGCAGCGAGAAGCGATTCTGGCTGCCGCTCAGGCGACGTCCAGCTCCAGCTTTTTGCAGTGCACGTCAATAATTCGCATTACCGATCCCGCGCTACGTGACGCGCTGGTGCCGTTAACCGGTGGGCAGCAGCACGTCGCGCAGGCTGCCGAGTTTTGGGTCTTCTGCGCGGATTTCAATCGCCATCTGCAGATTTGCCCTGAAGCGCAATTAGGTCTTGCAGAGCAGTTGCTGCTGGGCGTGGTGGATACGGC